GCAGAAGGTATTGACATTGTAGGGAAACTTCCGCAGTGGTTAAATTTCCGCATTGTGGCTGAAACTTATGAGCAGATGTCCGCACATCGGGACGAGTTCGAAGATGATGATGAAAAGGCTGAATAAGCCTTATTTTTATACCCGAAAGGAGAACATTATGAACTTTGGAAAAGCAATTGAAAATCTGAAAAATGGCTACAAAGTAGCAAGAAAAGGCTGGAACGGAAAAGGAATGCATCTTGTATTGATTCATGGAAAATCTTTGCATAATGCAATCACTGAAAATTATGGTGACGGCATCCCTGAACATACACCGGAAGTTCTTGACACTATCGCCATGTATACTGCACAGAAACAGCTTGTTGTAGGCTGGCTTGCAAGTCAGACAGATATGCTCTCTGATGACTGGTATATCGTTGATTGAAAGGAGTTTTTACAATGGAAGAAGAAACCAAAACCGCCGAACAGGAGCAGACGGCTCCCAAGACCTACACCGAAGAGGAATATACCGCTTTGCAGACACGCTTGACGGATATGCAGAAACAGCTTGATGATGCCTCTGCAACCATCAAGTCTTATACCGACATGGATATTGAAAGCATCAAGAAATCTGCTGACGACTGGAAGAAAAAGGCGGAACAGCTCGAAGCCGAACAGAAGGCGAAAGCTTACAGTGATGCCCTTGACAAGTTCGTTTCTGCGCAGGGAATGAAAAATGACATTTATGCAAAACATCTGAAACAACAGCTCACGGATGCCGGCTTGCAATTCGACAAGGACGGTACTCTCGTAGGCGGTGGCGATATTGTCAAAAAACTGAAAGAGACTTGCCCTGATGCATTCGCAGATGAAAGACCGAAACCATTTTTCACGGACAGCACGTCCGGAAATACGCACAAAACCCCTGATGATGCAATGATTCGCAAAATCATGGGCTTGAAATAAGGAGGAATTTTGATTATGGCTAATACAATTGCATTGATTTCCAAGTATATCGCTCTTCTGGATGAGGTTTACAAGAACGCCGCCCTGACCGCTGACCTTGAAGCAAGTTCCGCTGTAGTTCGTCAGGGTTCGAATGCCAATCAGATTCTTGTACCGAAAATGAGCATGGACGGGCTGGCAGACTATGACCGAAATTCCGGCTATGTAGAAGGCTCTGAAACACTGGACTGGGAAACCAAAACTTTCAATTATGACCGTGGTCGCCGTTTCGTAGTGGATGCCATGGACGATGAGGAAACCGCTGGTATCTCGTTCGGAATGCTGTCCGCTGAGTTCATCCGTACAAAGGTCGTGCCTGAATTGGACGCGTGGAGATTTGCGAAATATTCCGCCAAGGCTGGAAATACTACATCCGCAAATCTCACAGACGGCAATGCGATTTTAGGAGCTATTACTGTAGCAAATAACACGCTTGACGAGGCAGAAGTGGACGTTGAGGGGCGTTATCTTTTCATTACGCCTACCCTGCTGAATTTCGTGGAAGCCCTCGACACTTACAAGTCTAAGGCTATGCTGGAACGTTTCGCAAAAATTGTGAAAGTACCGCAGACACGCTTTTATACTGCGGTTGACCTGCTTTCCGGAAAGAAAGTTTCTGAACAGGATGACCAGACCATTGGCGGTTACAAAAAGGCATCTGCCGGAAAAAATATCAATTTCATGATTGTGCAGAAATCCGCTCCCATTCAGTACACCAAGCACGTTGTCAGCAAAGTAATCACTCCCGAACAGAACCAGAGTTCTGATGGCTGGATGTTCTTCTACCGTGCGTATGGTTTGGCGGATGTTTACGACAACAAGGTCAACGGCATCTACGTTCACAAGTCCACAACATGATGTACGCAGATTATAGCTATTACACGGACAATTTCGGCGGTTCGCTGATTCCTGAAACGGATTGGAACAGAACCGCTGGAATTGCTTCCAGCTGGATGGATTCGGCAACGTTCGGACGGCTTACGAATGGCATTCCTGACGAATGGGAAAATGAAGTTCGAAATTGTTGTTGTGAACTTTCTGAACAAGTGTATTCGTTCGTGATTTCGTCTTTCTCTGATGATGAAGATGGCGCAAAACTTTCCTCTGAAAAAATCGGGAATTACAGCATTACTTACCGCAGTGATGCTGAATTTTTTGCATCATTTTTGCATGGGAGTACAGCAGGATTTGAGGACGTTGCAAAAAGCATTATTTCCCGATATCTGGGGAGAACTGGATTGCTTTACAGAGGAGTGTATGAATAATGTAAATTTCAAATGGGGGACGTTTCGCCGTAAAGTCTTAGCGCAGATTGCTAAAAACTAGTGCAATCTACGCTAAGGGCGAAACTTTCCCCCATACCCCTAAGAATATTTGCAAAGGAGCGTATCAATCATGTTCACCAATTGTCAAGCGTGTACTATTTATGAAAAGACCGTCCGCAACCGTGCGCCGACCTATATTCGGCATATCATCAGAAATATTTATTGTGAGATTACACATGGACAATTGCAGGAACAATCCGGAGCAGGGACAAACCGCTCCCCACAAAATGGAGTTTTCTGCATGATTCCAGCAAAATCCATTTCGGATTACATCCCGAAAAAAGACGATAGAATTGTCTGCGGACTCTGCGAAGAAGAACAACCGCCACAAACGGCTTTTACCGTCATGCAGGTGAAAGATTTCCGCTATGGTTCAAAGAGAGTTCAGCATTTGGAGGTGAGTGCGGTATGATTCATTTTACTGGAATCACGTTTGACCCGAATTTCAAAGAAAACGCTGAAAAGAATTTCAGTCAGGCTCAACAATATATTGACAGTGAAGTCCTGCGACTGTCTGACCCTTATGTGCCGTTTGACACTGGTATGCTGAAAAAGTCCGGCATTTCGGGAACTGTATTAGGTTCGGGAGTTGTCGAATATACAGCTCCCTACGCCCGAAAACAGTACTACGAAAATTCCGGACGTGGGAAAGAGGGTTTGCAGGCTTCCGGCGGTATCACTGGACTGCGTGGAAAGCTCTGGTTTGAACGGATGAAGGCAGACCACAAAAAGGAAATTCTGGAAGGAGTGAAGAATTTCAAGTGAAACCCTTAATTGAGTGCCTGCGTGATTATATCATGCAGTTTCCGGAGCTGAAAGACGGCTGTCTGATGGTGGACTATTTAGGCAGTAAAGGCATTGAATACACGGTGGATTCCGTTCCATGTGACCCGATTTACAAGCGTTACACGGACGGCGGTTGCCTCAAACAATTTCTGTTTGTGTTCGGCAGTCGGGAATTTTATGGAGCGGACGTTCTCGAATGTATCGCAAATCTAGGATTTTACGAGAAATTCGAAGATTGGATTATGAGAAATAATCTCAATGACGTTTTGCCGGATTTGGATGGCAGAAATGCCGTTTTCATCGAGACAACGACAAAAGCCTATCTTTTTAGTGCTGATGCAAATACAGCACGCTATCAAATTCAATTACGCTTAGTTTATGAGGAGTGATTTTTATGAGAAATGATATTGGAACTTTGAAAAGCAGACACAAGAAACTCCCGTTCTATGGTGTTTCCAAGACTGTCGAAGGGGTTACTACGACAACTTTTTACAGAATGACAGGCTTTACCAGCCTTCCGCAGAATAAGAATCCGCAGGAATACAGCAGGCAGTACGTTGATGAGGATTTTCAGCGTAGTGACATTATGGGCTATGCTCCGCAGATTCCGTACAACTTTGACCGTCACGATGGAAATAAGGTTCATGACGATATTGTCGATATTACCGACAATGAAAAAATTGGTGCTGATGCCGTGCGTACTCTGATTGTGGTTGATATTGATGACGGTTCGGCTATTCAGCGTGATTATTCTGTCATTCCCGACGGTGAAGGCGACGACATCAATGTTTATACCTATTCTGGAAATTTCAAGGCACAGGGTGAAAAAGTCATGGGTACTGCTACCAGCTCCGACAACTGGCAGACCATCACTTTCACTGAAACTGCTAACGGAACAGGCACTGGCAATCCCTGATTTTTAATCGAAAATAAATATCTGAAAACAGGGGTTTTTGATTTCAAAGCCCCTGTTTGGTAAAGGAGATTTTTCAATGGAAGATTACAAATACTGGAAAATCGGCGAAAATTCGTTTTTATTGGATATGCAAGACTTAGAGGGTATGGAACGTTATGAAAATGCTACCGAACTCTTGAAGCAAGAAGATGAAGAACGCCCCAAAAAAGGGAAACTTTCTGTACAGATTCGTTCCTATTGTGAGATGCACCGCCGATTTTATGACCGTGTTTTTGGAGAAGGAACGGCAGAGAAACTTTTTGAACACATCCCCATGAATGCGGATTTGTACGATGAAGTCATTTTAGATTTCGGCGAATTTATTCAGAATCAATTTAATCAAGCTGGCATCAAAAAGCAGAATACTCTTGAAAAACTGAAAAAATTCACACCAGCTAAACGCAAGCAAAATAGAAAATGATTAACGTTTTTTATGAACCTTTTCCCGAAACTATCACGATTGGAGAGCAGGAATTTCCGATTGTAACGGATTTTCGGGAATGGTTTCGCTTTGCGGATATGGTCGCAAGTCGGGAGCTGACCGAACAAGAGAAAGTTTTTTGTATGTTACAATGGGTACTTGCTGAGAATGTTTCAGTCAATTATCAGGAATTGATTGAGGCTTTATTTTCGTTCTATCGGGCTGACGATTTGGAATTACACCCATTTCAGCCAGAATCAGAGAACGAACAGGAAGTTGTCAAAAAACCGCCTTTGTTCGATTGGCGCATCGACGGAAAATACATTATGGGAGATTTTCGGCGGTATTACGGGCTTGATTTGGTGCATTTGGATTATCTGCACTGGTGGGAATTTCGCTGTTTGTTTTCTGCTCTTCCAGATGAGAGTATATGTTCAAGGCGGATTGCTTACCGTGGGGCAAATCTTGCCAAAATTTGTGACAAATCCGAACGGCAACGAATTGCAAAAATCCAGCGTGAAATTGCAATTCCCTATCTGACTGAGGAAGAGGAAGAATTTCAGCTTGGTGCTATGCTTTGGGGATGAGGTGAGAAAATGGCTTTTGATGGTACATTAAAATTTGATACTGCCATTGATAAAACTGGTTTTAAAATCGGGCTTGACGGCTTAGGCGACATTGCTAAAAAAAGCATGGATGCCATCGGCGGAGCGTTGTCTGGATTGGCTAGCGGTGCATTAGATGCATTGAATCAGCTCACTGGCTGGAATGGATTTGAATCCATTGTCACAGATGCACTTGATGTGGGCATGGCTTTTGAAAATTCTATGTCAAATGTCGCTAGCCTTCAGTATGCCGCAGGTGCTACGGAAGCACAAATCAAAAGCCTGAAAGATGCCGCTGAACAATTCGGAGCGACAACTCAATTTTCTATGTCAGAATGTGCGGATGCACTCGGTTACATGGCTCTGGCTGGATGGGATGCGGAAAAATCCATTTCTGCACTTCCGGGGGTTTTGAATTTGTCCGCCGCTTCCGGTATGGGTCTCGCTCAGGCTTCCGACATGGTAACAGACTATATGTCGGCTTTCTCCAAATCTGTGAGTGATTACACTGGAGAAGCCTTGACGGCGGCGGAATTTTCAGATAAATTGGCATTTGCACAGGCAAATTCTAACACGAATGTACAAATGCTTGGGGATGCGTTCAAAAACTGTGCCGCTAACATGAATGCAAGCGGTCAGCAAATGGATACCGTTGTTTCTATCCTCGGAGCGTTGGCAAATCAAGGCTTGAAAGGTTCGGAAGCTGGCACAGCTCTTTCGGCGGTGATGCGTGACATCAACAACAAAATGGAAGACGGAGCTATTTCCATCAATGGCACGACCATTGCAATCGCTGATGCTAACGGCAATTACCGTGATATGATTGACATTATGGCGGACATTGAAAAGGCAACTGCCGGAATGGGTGACACCCAAAAGGCGGCGGCTTTATCCGCTGTTTTCACGGCGGATTCCATCAAGGGTATGAACCTTGTTTTGAACGCTGGCACTGATTCCATCAGGGACTTTGAAAGCAAACTTTCTCATTGTGAAGGCTCTGCTGAGGAAATGGCGAAAGTTCTCAATGATAATCTGGAAGGTGACGTGAAATCCTTATCCTCTGCAATGGATGCCGTCAAAAATGCCCTCTATGAAGGGCTTGAACCTGCGTTCCGTGCCATTGTGCAGACTATCACAAACAATGTCGCTCCGGCTCTTCTGGACTTGACAAAGGGCTTTTTTGATATGCTGAATGGCATTCCAGAAGCAGAAAACAAAGTCAAGTCAAGTCTGGATTCTCTTTTGAATTGGCTCACGGATTCCGCAAAATCGGTTTTGCCGAACATCTTGTCAACTGTTGTTGACGGTATTACAAAAGGTATTCCAGACATTGTAACGGGTGTCACAAAAATAGTAGATGCTGTGTTTGATGTGGTGAACAGTCTTGACATTCTGAGCGTAATTCAGAACGGTATCAAAAATATTGGTGATACTGTTTCACATTCAAATGTTATTTTCAGGCAAGCCACAGAAAATATGATTTCTGGATTGATTGAAGCATTGCCGAAAATGATTGACAGTGCAGGCGATATTGTAGATGCCCTTCAAAAAGCCATTTCTAATCATCTGCGTTCTCTCAAAAATCAGGGAAAACTCTTGATTGAGAATGTCATTTCTGGTGTAGTGGAAGCATTACCAGCGTTGCAAACAGCACTTTCAGAGATGTTTCAATCTTCGGATTCTGGAGTATTCGGGCAATTCGTGGAAACTGGTGCAAGCCTGATTCAGGCTCTTGTTACTGGAATTACAAGCAATTCTGAAAAATTTCTAGCCTTTGCAAGTACATTGATTCATGGATTAATTACCAATTTCACCAAAAACGGAACGGCTCTCCTGAATGCTGGAATGAGTTTGATTGATAATTTCATTGATATTTTCAATTCTGTTGATGTTTCTGAAACTGCGAAATTGGCGGAAAATATCGTTTCTGGAATCGTGAAACATCTTTCCATGAGTATTCAGATTTTTGCCCAAACGGGCGCGGAACTGATTCAAAAATTCTGTGAAGGTTTTGTTTCTGGAATTGGTGCATTACTCCAAACTGCTGGAAGTATCGGTGAGGTTCTTGTAAATGCCGTGTCTGTGCTTGTTCCGGCATTGCTGGATGCTGGTGCAATGCTGTTTGATGCGTTTTTGACTGGTATCAGCGACAACTTACCAGATTTACTGGAAGTGGCAGAATCTGTTGTTATGAGTTTAGTTAATTCCATTATTAGTGCATTACCACAACTTTTTACAGCTTGTATTGAAACTGCTGAAGCTATTGTAGAAAGCATCATGAACACCGTTCCGGATTTGTTGCAAGTTGGAGCAGAAATTATCTTTCAATTAGCTGCTGGCATTGTTGGAGCGTTGCCCCAATTACTTGAAATGGCAGTCAATCTGCTTGCTGATTTCATGGGAGTTCTTATGAACAGCATTCCCGAACTTTTGCAAATTGGTGCAGAAATTGTCCTCAATCTGGTGAATGGGATTGTGAATGCGTTACCTCAACTGTTGGGGATGGTAGTCAGTCTGATTACTGATGCTGTTGGACTTCTCATGGATAACCTCTCTGGACTTGTGCAAATTGGAGCGGAAATTGTTGTTCAATTAGTTTCGGGAATTGTGAAAACCTTACCCAAATTATTCAAGACTATCACGGTCATGACTTCCAAACTGCTTTCTAGTTTGATGAACTTTTTACCTGAACTAATTCAAGTCGGGCTTGACATTGTCAATGTTTTGCTGGCTGGTATCATGGAAAATTTGCCGTTGCTTATCAGCTCGGCGGTGACATTGATTTCTGATTTTGTCAAAATGGTTCTCGAAAACATCCCACTTTTATTGGATGCTGGTTTTCAGATTTTGCAGGGACTTCTGACAGCTATCATGGAAAATCTTCCTTTGTTAGTAGAATGTGCCGTGTCGCTTGTGATGCAGTTGGTAACGGCGATTCTGGAAAATCTGCCGTTGCTGATTGATTGTGCCTTGCAGTTGGTGGATATGTTCGTGAATTTCATTATCGAGAACCTAGAACCATTGCTTGATTGTGCGTTTCGGATTATCGAAGTTTTGATAAATGGCTTATTATCGAACTTACCGCAAATCGTTGAAATGAGCGTCCAAATTATTGAGAAGTTGGCAGAGGGGCTTTTGAGCAAGCTCGACTTGATTTTGCAATCGGCTTTGAGAATCGTTCATATGCTGGTGGAATTTCTTAGCAATCATGCAAAAGACTTCATTTCCATCGGAATCCAGATTCTGACGATGCTGATTCAAGGTTTAGGGGAAATGCTCCCCGAACTGATTGCAGAAGGCTTATTTTTAGCGACACAATTCCTCGAAAAAATCAAAAATCAAGATTGGAATCAATTGGGGAAAGATATTATTTCTTTCCTTTTGCAAGGCATCAAGG